TCATGCGATTTTGTAGAGCTCCTGGCGGAGGTAGTCCAGGCCGATATGGGTGTAGTGCTCGGTGATGTCCTTATTGGCATGGCCCATCATGCGCTTGATGGCCAGCTCATCGGCGCCGGCCTGGTGCAGGCGGCTGGCAAAGGTATGGCGGCACCAGTGGGGTGTCGCTCCAGCGGCGCCAATCTGCTCCATAAGGGCGGTGAATCGGGACCGGAACACCTGGGTGGAGACGGCGTGGCCGGCCGGATCACAGATGATCCGTTCTCCGTTCCGTGCCAGGCGGGCGGCGAGGTAGGGTTTGATTTTTGGGTGGACTGGGACGATCCTGTCCCGGCCTGCGGCGGTTTTCATGCCGCCCTGGAGGTAGTCCCCGTCGGCGTGATAGGAAAATCTGGTAAGGGCCAGAAACTCAGAGATCCGGAATCCGGTATAGCACAGGATCAGGACGGCGTCCGCCCAGGGATCGCCGGAGGCAGCCAGCTGCTCCAATTTTTTGAGCTGGAGGTCGCTCAGCATCCCTTTTTCATGCTTGGATTGGACGGAGGGCAAGCGAATGAACTGTGAATAGTCTTTGACGATGATGTCGCGCTCCATGGCGAATCGGAATAGGGCGGAGATCAGGGCCTTGTCATTCTGGATGCTGGATTTGGAGAGCCCATCGGCCTCGTCCTGGTCAATGATCTGCTGTAGGTCGTCAATGGTGATGCGTCGGACCTTTTTGTCCGCCAGGGCGGAGACTCTACCCCATGCAGCCCGGTGGGAGGAGACGGAGGCGGGGCCCAGGCGGGGGTATTCCCGGCTGCTCCAGAGGTCATAGACCTGCTGGAGGGTGTAGTCAATGGCCTCGGTGGCCGGGGCGGAGTGGGTGCGGCACCACTCGTCCAGCGCGGCCTGGGCGTCGCTGGCTTTGGCATGGTAGGAGAGATACCTCTGCCGGACCCGGCCCCGCTGGGTGTGGTAGGGGATTCGGACCGCCCAGGGGCGGCGGCGGTTGCCGGAGAGCTTGACGATGCTCCCGGTGCCATTGGCTCGCTTCATGTGAGGGGCCTCCTTTCAAAACAAATGTTCTAGTGTGAAGTTTTTGAGAAGCCGCCCGGTGGGGCGGCTTTTTTCAAATCCGACAGCGCTGTCGGATTTGAGACTTGGAGTGGTTGCGCTTCGGCGAAAAGTGTGGTATCCTGTCTTTGGCGCTGCCAGCAAACGGCAGGCGGTTGGCCCCTCCATCCCGGAGGGGACTTCTTGCCCCCTCCAGTGAGAGGGGGTGGTGCTATGGTTACATATTCAGATCTGTTTCAGTTCTGTCTTGTGGTTATCGGCATCATTGGTCTGGTTCTCCAGATCACAAAAAAGAAGTGACCGCCGTTCCCCTTCCAAAAGTTCGGCGATCACTTCAATGACTTAAGACAGGGGCCAACCGTCTGCCGGCAGCGCCCTTTTCATGTTCAGTATAACCGCCTGGTGTTCGATTGTCAAGTCCGTCCCGAGCCGGGGCGGGCTTCTTTCAAATCCGACAACGTTGTCGGATTTGCTCTGTTTTCTGGCATTTGGCTTACTCTAACCCTGATTGAGCCTTAGCTGTGACTTGCCCACCCTGGAAGGTAACATTGGCATTGGCCCCTAGAGACCCCTCCCCTTCCCAAGCATAAACGGCAGTATAGTATTCATCCCCAAGACCCATATCCACCTCAGACAGCAGTTCACCCCGAGAGCCGACCAGGTCAAATACCTCCTGATAACTCATACCGGTTTGGATCGCTTCAAACTCCTCCAAGCTGATAGTGGACGGGTTATTCTGAGATCCAGCATTTGTCCCAAACATACTATATGTTTGCTTCCCGTTGATGTAGGTTGCGTAAATAACGCTTCCCTCCTCGTCCGCTTCTACGGAAAGTATGGCATACCCATCCGGATAATTTTGGGTCAGGACTTGCGCGTCAGCGGCCCAAGCCTCCTGATAAGCTTCCCATTCCGCCGGAGCTGCTCCGGCGGATCCTTGGACGGAAGCGACAGCAGCAGTCACATCTGGGTCAAATGCGGATACCGACAATTTAGTATCTGTTTGCTCCACACTGATTTGCTCCGGAGCAAACGAGGAGATCAGGCCGGCAACCTCCTGAGACAACACATCCTTATCATTGGCAGTTGACATTGACGCTGAGCCAGATGAACCCGAAGCACTTGTAGCGGCATCGGGCGTCTTAGGGTCGGTTGAGGTCTCTCCTCCTCCAGAAGCAGAGCAACCAGAGGCCAGCAGGAGCATCACAGCGCAGAGCGCAAAACCCCGAACATACAGTTTCATGTCAGTTCCCCCTTTGATGAGTATCAAAATATCCGTGTTTGTACCAAAAAATAGCTTTGCATATAAACGCTTCTGTTACTCCAAAATATTCGGCCAACTCCCAAGGCTCACGACAGCCTTGGAGAATGGCTTGCTTCAACTCATCCTCCGGGATGAGTTTTTTTATTGCCCATTTGTTGGCCCGGTTCTCATATTTCTGACGGACGTCCCGGGCGGCGTAACGGTTGTAAAATGCCCCGGTCTCACAGTGTCCCAGCTCATGAGCCAGTTTGACTGTCTCATCTGCTACCGTTGGCATCCGCCACGGGTTCATGGCGATGGCGCAGGAGCCGTCGGATAGAGGCGTAGACAGAGATTCGGCGGCTTCCAGATCAAACCAGACAACCTGTGTGCCATGATCCTCGGCCAGGTTGTACAAATCCAGAAGGTTAATCATTTTTACCTTTCTCCTGTTTCTTCTGATCCGCCAAGAAGGCAGCGAATCGAGACACATCGTTCCACATGGCGTCCAGATCTTCCTGGGACAGATCCTTCTCTCCACCCCAGAAAGCAGCCTGGAGGTTCTCTTTGGCATTACTTTCGTCTGATGATGGGATGGACTCTTTCCCAAGCAGTTCATCGGTAGTAACATCAAAAATTTCTGCGAGTTTTACCACAGTTTCCGGGTTTGGCGTTGCCTTGTCAGTTTCCCATCTGGCAATGGCCTGCTGACTTACAAATAATTTGCCTGCAAGCTCTTTTTGGCTTAAACCAGCCGCCAGCCGATACTTGCGCAGTTGCCCACTAAACACTGATACCCCCCCTTGTCTCCCTTAGAATACAACATAAAATTGTATAGTGCAATAGAAAAAATGAAATCCGCTATTGACAACAACAAAAAATAGTATTATATTAAACGCACAACAAAAGATAGTTAAACGGAAGAGATGGTGACTTATGCACAACATTAGAGTGTTGCGAGAGAAGATGGGTTTGTCCCAGCAACAGGTTGCCGAAGCCGTCCATGTAAGCCAGCAAGCTGTGGCAAGATGGGAAAGTGGCCTGGCAAAGCCAAGGGCAGATTTACTCCCTCAGCTAGCATCGTTATTTAATTGCACTATTGACGAGTTGTTTTGGACGCCAGGCAACAAAAAGCCCCCGGCCGGGCCGGGGGAGAAAGAGAGGTTACCATGAGACCGAGAACCAGAAACCTGAATATCCCCAGTGACCAGGAGATCCTGGAACTGGACAACGTCCCGGTGGAGACGGCGGCCCGGTATCTGGGCAGCAGCACCGCCACCCTGTACGAGGCCCTGCAAGATGAGCGGGTCCCCTTCGGCTGGGCGGTACAGCACAACTCCCACTGGTCCTACAACATCAGCCCCGGAGCCCTGGTCCGCTACAAGCGGGAGGGGCTGCCCATGTACCGGCTGAAGGATGTGTCGGAGATCATCTGCGAGGACGTCAACCGGCTGATCGACCAGCGGATGTCCCTGGTGGGCAAGCTGACCAGCGCACTGCTGGAGACGTGAGAGGGGGTGACATCATGCGCACACCCAATTTGACGGAGGCGGCCCGGGTGACCCGGCGGCTGCTGGACCAGTACGGCCCGGCGCGGCTGCTCCGGGTGGAGGAGCTGGCCCCCGGGATTTTCCGGGGGATGCTGGCCGGCGGGGCCCAGGCCCTGGCAGTGGTCCGGGAGGACGGACGGATCGCCGTCCGGGAGGCCGAGCCGTGGGCATAAAAAATCCCCGGGGCCTTTCGGCTCCCGGGGCGGTAGACAGGGGGTCTACCATGAGAACAAATGTATTATACCATGGGAACGTGTGTTTGACAAGGGGGAATTTTGCATGATCCCTGAAAATTTGAAAGAAAGCTGGCAGAAGGTGCTGGCCCGTTGTGAACTGATGTTCCTGGCCGATAACGGCGGAGGCTGTCCGGACTGTCTGGCCGGGCTGACCGCAGAGGAGCAGGTGCGCACCCTGCGCAGCCTGGGATTCCGGGTCCGGGAGTATTACCAGATGCCCATTGACCTGACCCGGCCGGAGGCTCCGGACAATTTGGAGCCCTGGATCCGACTGACCAACGGAGTGGGCGTGAGTCTGGATCACGGATTTGTCTCCCGGGCGGGACGGGGGAAGCTGTATGGGTGAGATCTATCGGAGCTTGTACTCCGTGATCCCGGCCCGGGTGCGGGATGACCACAGTTTACGCCCCAATGCAAAGCTGCTGTATGGGGAACTGTCCGCCCTGGCCCAGGCCGAGGGATATTGCTGGGCCTGGAACGCCCATCTGGCTGAGACGCTTGGGATCTCAAAGCGGACTGTCGAGGATCTGCTCAAACAGCTGCGGGACCGGGGACACATCCAGCTGGAGGTAGAGCGGGACCCGGATACCAACGAGGTCATCCGCCGTAAAATCTGGATCTGTGGACCTCCTGGGGCGTCTGTACCCCCTCCCCCCGAAAATGGGGGGAGGGTCCCCGTGAAATCGGGGGGACCTCCCCGTGAAAATGGCGGAGAGAATAATACAAGTAATATTAAACAAGAATATCCCCCCTATAATCCCCCCAAGGGGGAAGCACCGGCGCGGAAACGCAAGCGGTCAAACGAGCCCAAAGAGGCTCCGGACTGGAAGCCGGAACGCTTCGCCGCCTTTTGGGAGGCCTACCCCTGCGGCAAGTCCAAGCAGGCGGCCATCCGGGCCTGGGACAGGCTCAGGCCGGACGATGACCTGATCCGGGCTATGGCCCTGGGCCTCAAGCGGGCCATGGCGGGGGAGGACTGGCAGAGGGGCATTGGGATCCCGTATGCCTCCACCTGGCTCAATGGCCGCCGCTGGGAGGACGAGGACAAGCCCCTTCCGGCGAGGACTGCGGACAAGCCGAGACCCACAAGGCCCTGCCATGTAGAGCTGATCGACGGGGAGGAGGTGGTGGTCTATGACGGCTGAGGTGCGCCCGCTGGATGCGGAGTCATCGGTGATCGGCTCCATCCTGGTGGATCCCCGGTGCCTGCCGGTGGTGGAGCAGCTTCTGCGGCCGGAGGACCTGGCTCTTGCGGTCCATCAAACGATCTATCGGGCGGCGGTGTCCCTGCGGCGGCAGGACAAGCCCATTGACTCGGTGCTGATCCGGGAGGAGGCCGCCCGGGAGGGCGTCAAGCTGGATGTGCCCTACCTGGTGGAGCTGATGGACGCCACGCCCACCGCGCAGAACGTGGAGGAGTATGCCAGGCTGACCCGGCAGAACTCGCTGAAGCGGGCGGTGGTCAGGCTGTGCAGCGAGGCCCGGGAACAGGCGGCTGAGGGAGATCCGGGTGAGGTCCTGGCCGGACTGGCCCGGGACGCGGCGGAGCTCCAGCGGGAGGGTGTCACGGATGACCTGATCCGGCCGGAGGAGGCCCTGATGGCCTTTTACGAGCACCGCGACGCGGTGGACCGGGGGAAGGCCACCGGCTGTGTCTCCACCGGATACCGGGACATTGACCTGACGCTGGGCGGTGGGATGCTGGCCGGCGGGATGTATATCCTGGCCGCCCGCCCCGGCATGGGCAAGACAACTCTGGCGCTGAACATAGCGGACCGGGTGGCAGAAAAGACCGGGCCGGTGCTGTTTGTCTCCCTGGAGATGGATGTGGAGCAGCTGGTGGCCAAGCGGGTCTCCCGGCTGTCCGGGATCCCGGCCAACCGCCTGCTGATGGAGCGGCTGTCCGATCAGGACTACACCAAGATGGCGGAGGCCGCGGGCAAGCTGGAGCAGATCCCCCTGTACATCAACCGGAGGCCGGGGGCCACCGTGGAGCAGATCGAGATACTGGCCCGCCGGGTGCCGGGGCTGACCCTGCTGGTGGTGGACTATGTGGGTAAGATCTCGCCCAGCGCCCAGAGCTACCGCAACAGCGACCGGTATAACTACATGACGGAGATCTCCGGCGCGCTCAAGACCCTGGCCCGGACCCTGAAGATCCCGATCCTGGCCTTGTGCCAACTGAACCGCGCCAATGAGGCCAGCAAGGACAAGCGCCCGCAGCTATCGAATCTGCGGGACACGGGCGCGCTGGAGCAGGACGCAGACGGGGTGATCTTCCTGTATCGGGAGGCGTATTACAACCCGGAGGGCCGGCCGGCATACGAGCCGGAGCCCATTGAGGTGATCGTGGACAAGAACCGGCATGGCCCCACAGGGACCTGTGAGCTGGCCTTTGCCCTGGCTGTGTCTAAAGTTTTTGCAATGAGCAACGACCCACGGGAGGCGGCCCGCCGGTATCTGCGGACCACAGCCCCTATGGAACAGACAAAAATGGAGGAATTACCATGAGAACATTTGCAATCGTCAACCGCAAGGGCGGGGTGGGCAAGACCACCACCGCCGTGGAACTGGCCTTCATCCTGGCCACCAGCTGCAAGCAGCGCGTCCTGTTTATCGACGCCGACAGCCAGGGCAACGCCACCAGCATGATGCTGGCCTCCGGCCAGGATCCCAGCGGGGCCGGACTGGCCGCGGCGCTGGAGTACCCCCTCGAGCACTATCCGGACATCATTTGGCGCACGGACTATGAGGGGCTGGACATCATCCCCGCCGGGGAGGATCTGGCGGACTATGAGCTGTCC